TTGATTGATAAAACTGAAAAGGGAGAAATCAATCAAGCAGAACTTCGTAGACAACTTAAAAAACAGAAGCGTTACTTTAGGTCCAGTCTCTTCAAGATTAGGCAGATGGATAAGAGGACAAATCGGTTGACATAATTCCGTAGGGAGTGTTAAAATACTATGGTCTTGCGCAAGACATTAACCTACGTTTTATAAATTGTATGAAATTCGCAATCGCTCTTGCTGCCCTTCCTTTTATGGCAGCTCCTGCCCTTGCTGGACCCTATGTGGAGTCCAAAACCACTACTGCCCTCTCTGATGGCAATTATAAGGGTGCTCAGACTGAGCTTCGTATCGGTTATGAGGATAAAGTTGCTAAGAACGTAACTGTTTTTGGCGAAATCGGTCCTGGTTATGAGTGGACCAAAGGCACCAAAACCACCACTGGTGAAACTGTTGCCGTTGGTGAAGTTGGTGTGAAAATCAAAGCAACCGATAAGGTTAGCGTGAATGCCAAAGTGACTGGTGAGTACGGTGGTACTACCGAAATCTTTGATATGGGTGGTGAACTGAAGGTTCGTTATTCCTTCTGATATATAATGTAGGGGGGCAACCCCCTTTTTGGAAAGGTGGTCGAGTGGTTGATGGCTCTGGTCTTGAAAACCAGCGATGTGAAAGCATCCGTGGGTTCGAATCCCACCCTTTCCGCCACGGGGATTAGCGCAGTTTGGTAGCGCATCTGCTTTGGGAGCAGAGGGTCGTAGGTTCAAATCCTACATCTCCGATTGAAAGAATTTTCTTTCATATACATAATAAGTCATTACTCTAATACCAATGAACCTCGTTCTTTACACACGTTCTCAATGCACATTTTGCGAGAAACTGAAAACTGTTCTCGTAACTAACAACATTGGATATACGGAATACAAGCTGGGTTCTCACTTTACAAGAGAACAGTTTCTTGCTGAGTTTGGAAAGAATGCAACTTTCCCTAGAGTTCTTCGTGACGGAAAACTTATTGGTGGATGTACCGAGACTCTTAATCTTCTTCTTGCAGAAGGGAAGGTCGGCAAGACCCGTATCTAATGTGACATAAATATTTGAAGTTAAATTTAGGAGAGAAGGTTTCCATATTATTGGTCAATAAGACAGGAGGGAAACCATGTTAGCAGTATTAACAACATTCGTCATCATCGGAGCATTTGTACTCGGTATCATTGCTTCTTGGTTAGTGAAGGGTTACGTTGAAGATTACATTGATAACCTTAGGTATGCTAAGGCAATCACACATCCAGAAATGCTGGATGAAGATGGCAATCTTCTTCATGATGACCTACTTTACATTCGAACTGACCCAGATTATTGGGTAGATGAAGACGAAGATGATGAATAATTTATGAGGTAAATTATGCCACGCTCACTTGATAACAGTACAACACAACCATTGGTTAGTGAAATCTTACAAAAGGTACATAATGCAAAAACTAAAGCAGAAAAGATTAGTATTCTGCAGAAGTATAATTCACAAGCATTGCGTACAGTTTTAATTTGGAATTATGATGAGAGCGTAGTCTCTATGATTCCAGAAGGCGAAGTTCCTTATACGCCAAATGAAGCGCCTGCGGGAACTGAGCACACATCTTTGCTCAAAGAAGCAAGTAAGCTCTATTACTTTGTAAAGGGTGGAGCAGATAGTCTTCCTTCGTTGAAGAGGGAAACTATGTTTATTCAACTTCTTGAAGGTCTGCATAAAACCGATGCTGAGGTCTGTATTCTCGCAAAGGATAAAAAACTGCAAGACAAGTATCGAATTACAAAAACAGTAGTCTCTGAAGCGTTTCCCCAAATTAAATGGGGAGGACGCAGTTGATGTTCACACAGGAAGAAATTATCCGAGTACAAAATAGGTACGGCATCAGATTTATCAAGACTCAATGCAAACCATTTGAAGCAGAAGATAAATCTCTACCAAGAGATTCTTATCTCATTACATCTATTGACGATAATGGTTCTCCATGGTATGATATTGTTCAAGGACTTCGTTCGAGTATCTTTGATGCATACCATGACACTTTCCCATATTGTATTACGAAAATGGTATGGACAGAAGGAACTACCAATCCAAAAACATGGCAACCAAACAAAAAATGACTATCTTTTTGCATGATAAAAATGAAGAGTTAGATGAACCTTCTGATGAAGAACTAAAAGAGATTCAGTTGGAACAATCTAAACAAGAAGTTCGTGAAGCAACAGCAAAAATTATTGCGTTTTTTCTCAAACCATTGCTTATCATGTGGTTGTGGAATATGATTCTTCCTGGTCTTTTTGGAATCGCTGCAATTGGATATTTTAAATCACTAGGTCTGTATACACTTGTAACTCTTTTGATTAAATGATGGAACCTGTAAAACTTATCTCAGCAACTTCTGATGCTGAAAAATTGATTGCATACATTGCTCGGGTAAGTAATCCTAAAAACCAAACTAATTCAGACTTTGAAGGTCTGCTTAAATATTGCATTAAACATGGTCACTGGAGTGTCTTTGAACAGGCACACATGACTCTTGAAATTAATACAACTCGTGCTATCGCAGCACAAATTCTTCGACATAGGTCGTTTACATTTCAAGAATTTTCTCAACGTTACGCAGATAAAAATCTTTTGGGAGAAGACATTCCCATTCCAGAACTACGTCGTCAAGATACTAAGAATCGTCAGAACTCGATTGATGACATCGATGCTATCACACGAGCAAGATTTGAAGCAAAGATTGAAGAGCATTTCTATGCTGCTCAACATCTTTACAATGAGCTACTTGATGCTGGCATTGTTAAAGAGTGTGCTAGAATGATTCTACCCCTTTCTGCACCCACTCGCATTTACATGACGGGTTCAGTAAGGTCGTGGATACATTACATCGAACTTCGCTCTGGACATGGAACACAATCAGAACACATGGCTATTGCAGAGGGTGCTCGCCGTATCTTTAATTGTACGTTCCCAACCATCTCTCGTGCATTGGGTTGGTCTTGTCCTAATGGCGACTGCGACTGCGAGAGTGTCCAACCATCATTGAGGATTGATTAATGTACGAAGAACTAAATTGCTTTGAAGAAGCACTCAAACACTTCGGTACTCGGGTTGAAATCATCACTGCTATGGAAGTATCTAAAAGAATTAGTCCCGAAGATGCGTATCAGTTAATCAAAGACGAACTAAAAGAAGTTAAACGGTGTCGTAAATTGTACAAAAAAGAGGAGTGTTAATTATGCCTACCTACCCAGTAATAAATAAGGTCACAGGAGAGAAAAAAGAACTCTCTATGACTATGAAAGAATACGAAACTTGGAAAGGAGAAAATCCTGACTGGGATAAGGATTGGATGGCAGGTGTTGGTGGGGTAACCTATGGCACTCCTAAACAATCTCAAGGATTCAAAGAAGTGATGAGCAAAGTTCAAAAAGAACATCCACGCGCAAACTTGAGTCGATTTACTTAATATGGCAAGAGCAAGAAAACGCAATCTTAATGCACCTCCCGTCCCACCTGGTATGTCAGCAAAACAAATTCGTAGAAAAAAACCAATTGATAGTTCGTACTTGGTTAATATCAATCCAGTAACTCCGAACCAAGAGGTTGTCTTCCAGCAGTATTCACTGGGACAGAATCTTTTGCTTCATGGTGCCGCAGGTACTGGTAAAACCTTCTGTGCATTGTATCTTGCATTGCGTGAAGTACTTGACGAATCCACACCTTATGATAAAATATACATTGTAAGGTCACTGGTGCCAACTCGCGAGATTGGTTTCCTTCCTGGAGACCATGAAGATAAATCTTCTCTTTATCAGATTCCCTATAAGAACATGGTTAAATACATGTTCTCTATGCCTGATGACAATTCATTTGAGATGCTTTATGACAACCTTCGGGCACAAGAAACTATTTCTTTTTGGTCTACTTCTTTTATCCGTGGAGTTACTCTTGACAATTGTATTGTCATTGTCGATGAGTTCAGCAATTTGAATTTCCATGAACTCGATTCTATGATTACTCGCATTGGCGAAGATTCTAAGATTCTGTTCTGTGGAGATATTACTCAGTCTGACTTAGTAAAAGAGAATGAAAGGAATGGTATTCATGACTTCATTCGAATTCTTCAAACGATGAAAGAATTTTCCTGTGTAGAATTTGGTATCGACGATATCGTTCGCTCAGGTCTTGTTCGTTCCTACCTTATTGCCAAATATAATCTGAATCTGTGATGTTTGATTTTGTAAGCGTACCCAACCTACCATTTGACCCTGAGGTTGTGGAAAAAAATGGGGTGCGCTTATATAAGTTCCCTCATCAAGATAAATATTATCCAAGTGTAACTTCTGTAACTTCTTTTCAATCTAAGAAATCAATCTTAGAATGGAGAAAGAAAGTTGGAGAAGAAGAAGCCAATAAAATAAGTGGTAGAGCAACCTCTCGCGGTAACGATTTCCATGCTATTGTAGAAGAGCACTTCAAAGGTACTCTAGACCTACACAAGTATAACCACAATCCTCTCGCTCAAACCCTATTCCATTGTGCTAAAGCTACTCTTAATCGTATTTCTGACATACATTGCTTGGAAACCCCTCTCTATTCTGACCTCTTTTGTCTCGCGGGTAGGGTTGATTGCATTGCTAATTATGATGGCGAGCTTGCTGTAGTCGATTTTAAGACTTCTTCTAAAGAAAAGAAAGCGAATTGGATTGAAAATTATTTCGTACAAGAGTCTGCTTACGCTGCTATGTTTTACGAACTAACAGGGATTAGGGTTAAAAAAATTGTCACACTCATCGCAACAGAAGAAGGCTCTACTCAAGTATTTCAGAGGTACAATATTGATGACTATTTACAAGTACTTAAACGTTACATCCGAGAGTACAACAATGCAGAAAAGTGAAGACCCAAACAATAAGTTTCTCACGACTGCAAAGTTTTCGGAAGCAATTGAAACCATGGTGAAGGAGTCCAACGGACTACTTAATTACATCGATGCAGTAGTATCCTATTGCGAAGAGCACGAAATTGAGTTAGAATCTGTCAATAAACTCCTCTCCAAACCCCTTAAGGAACGCATCCGTCATGATGCGTGTAAACTTAACTACATTAAACAATCAAGCAAAGGTATCCTCCCACTATGACTGGATTTGAAGTGTATCAAATGTATCTCGCAATACGTTCTCACTTCACTCAACCTGAATATGATTTCTTTAAGTTTCGTGGCAAGACCAAAGCATCCTTAGCATCCTTTGATAAGAGAAAGGACTCTTACTTCTTTAAAAAACTTGCCACTAAACTACAAGACCGAGATGAAGTCTTGTATTTTTTAGTATCTAATTTTATTGCTGATAACAAAGGATACATTCGTACCTTTACTCACAAGACTTATCAATCGTGGAAGACTAGACAAGAATCTTTCACTTACAAATTCAAACAAGATATTGATGTGCTTCTCAATAGTATTGAGACACCATACGATACCAACTTCGATAATATTTTTACCGCAGAACGTGGGAGGCATCCAATTCTTCTACGTAAATTTTATTCCAATGAGATTAGTTTGGAGACTATGGTGGTATTAGAATCTTGTCTGGGATATGTAAATAACTTTGACAGTCATTTGGTGGACCCAATATGGTCAGAAACTAAGAACACAATCATTAAGTATCTTCCTTTTCTGAACATTGATTGTAAGAAATATAAAAAAGCAATTTTGGAAACGGTTGAGAAGAAACTATGAGTGATTTTTTTAGCTCAGATATTGTCAGAGAAAATCTGCAAGAAATATTTGATATCTATCGCGAATTATCAGAGAGTCAGTTCTGGTTGCCCAAGATGACCAAGGAAGAAAGAACTGAACACATCGAACGAACAAAGGGACTCATTGAGAAGCAAAAACTATTTTATTTTCGTCTAAAGCTTGCTGCGAACGAAGGAGACACGGAAGCTGAGAACATGAAAGATAAAATAAATGCCATGGTTAAGACATTTGGATATAAAGATTTGCTTCATTGTCTGGATTCCCTCATCGAAACCCTGGAGCGAGTTCAATATAAAGGTTGACATGTATAAATAGATGTGCTATGATTCCTCTGTTGAAAAAGCGGGGGAGTCTCGCCCACAACAAAATCCAAAACAATCCGAAAAATCCTATGTCTTTCGCATCACTTAAGAAACAATCCAGCTCAATCTTTTCTAAACTGAATGAAGAACTGGAGAAGCAGTCTACTACCACACAAACTGTTGGTCCTGACACTCGCTTCTGGAAACCAGAACTTGATAAATCTGGCAACGGTTATGCCGTACTTCGTTTCCTCCCCGCTCCTGAAGGTGAAGACCTTCCTTGGGCAAAGGTGTGGTCCCATGCCTTCCAAGGTCCTGGTGGTTGGTATATCGAGAACAGTCTGACGACTCTGAATAAGAAGGACCCTGTTGGGGAACTGAACCGTCAACTTTGGAATAGCGGCAGCGATGCTGATAAAGAAGTTGCTCGTAAGCAGAAGCGTAAACTGTCTTACTATGCCAACGTCTATGTTGTCCAAGACCCTGCACATCCTGAGAATGAGGGTCGTGTCTTCTTGTATAAGTTTGGCAAGAAAATCTTTGACAAACTGATGGAAGCAATGCAACCTGCGTTTGCTGATGAAACTCCTATCAATCCGTTTGATTTCTGGCAAGGTGCTGATTTCAAACTGAAGATTCGTAAGGTTGAAGGTTATTGGAACTACGACAAGTCCGAGTTTGCTTCACCTGCAGTCCTTGGTGACTTCGATGATAGCGAACTGGAGAAAATCTGGAAACAGAGTTACTCTCTTGCTGAGTTCACTGCCCCTGACAACTTCAAGACCTTTGAAGAACTTCAGGCACGTCTGACCATGGTTCTCTCCAACTCTGCTCCTGCACGAGTTGACCTGGAGACCTTTGAAGATGAAGAGTACGACGCAAAACCTGCATCCCCTGCTCTGTGGGGTGAAGAAGTCAATGCTTTCCGCCAGAAGGTATCTGCAGTCCCTGCTGTCTCCAGTGAAGACAAACTGTCGTATTTCGCATCTCTTGCTGAGGAGGACTGATATGAACGCTAAAGGAACAACGATTTCGATGTACTTTGGGGAGAAGCACACTGATACTCTCAAGCGTCTTGACGCTATTGCAGAGCAGTACCGTCTGTCTCGTACACAAGTAGTCGAATTCCTGCTCCGCCAGTATGAACTGGCAAGTAAGACTAACGCTGTCGAAGAACCGACTTCTAAAGCATGGTGGGAAGACCTGCCTGCTCCCGAAGATACTGTTAAGGAGGTTGCTAGTCCAGATGGACGTTGGGTGCTCACTCAACCCACTCCTGGGGTATTTAAAACCTTTTTTGCTGGTAAGTGATATGAAAAAAGCACTACTTGCATCGGTTCTAATTTTTATTCCAAGCAGTGCGATGGCATGGCCATATTCATATCCATATGACCCACTAAACCCTCCTCCTGCATACCATGTAGCTGACAATCCTTGGCTTCAAGGACGTTATGAGGGGGGTCAATACCCTGCCCAACCTGCTGCCCCTGCTCGTCCTAGTAGAGCACAGTGTCGTAATCAAACTTTGATTGGCGCAGCTGCTGGTGCTGGTATTGCGGCAGCAGTATCTAAACCAGATGCTTATAAGTGGTCTATCCCTGTTGGCGCTGTGTCTGGATACTTATTGGGTCGTCACAACTGCTTGTAATTGTTATGAAATCTATTGTTATTATGACGGCATTGCTTACAATGCCTCTTGCTGCTTCGGCACAATATTATAACCCCTCTTACTTTTCTTCTCCTGGTAATGCTCCTGTAGTAGTACCTCCCACTGTGATTACTACCAATCCAGTGAACCCCAATGAAAGTAAGAAGAGTTGTAAGGAAAGTATGGTTGACCTGTTCCTCTTCTCTGTTCGTAGGACGACAGGAGATTGTACTCCCTAAACCAAAATTGACTTTTAGTTACCAAATACCCCGAAAAAAAATTCGGGGTATTTTTTTGTCCTCAAGGTTTTTAGTATGTAGTTACAACAGTACCAACACCAGCAACTGAAATTTGACCTACACCAGTTGTGGTATTTGCTGTTACTTCATTTCTAGCACTCAGCGAACCACCTCTAGTAGTATTACCAATGGAGACAAAATAGTCAATAATACTAGCATCACACCTTTTCAGTGATACATCAACAGTATTATCGTCTTCAGCATATGCTACCAAATCTTTGAATTCTGAGGTGAACTGATTTACTAGTCCTGGTCGAGGCATGAAGATATTTCTTTTCCTCTCATTTACGTAATATTCATGTTCGAAGTTACTTACAACTGTATATGCTGTTCCAGCACCAGAATAGGTCATTCCATTTGCTTTTACTGACCAAGTTGGATTTACCCACACTCCACCAGGAACAATAGTTGCTCCAGTTTCATTGTCGTCAATTTGAATTGATTCGTAGTGATGTATCCCATCGCCCCCGCCAGATAGGGAGTAAGTTTCTTCGAGATATCTATCAAAGGTAGCTCTACTCATGGGCCAATCTTTATAAACATCATAAATGTCATTCGTGAGTAGAATTACCCAGTCAAGGGTTGCATCACCATATGCTCTATGTGCCAATTGCCATGGCATTTCTCCATCACCAATAGAAATAGATTCAAACGCAAAAATATAGTTCAGCAAATCTTCGCGAACACGGACTCTACGAAAAATATTCTTCGTTACAACAAATTGCACTTTTTTATCAAGACGGTTCAGTCTTGCTGCAACTTCGATATCTGGTAGGTGATGAAAGTATTGCATTAGAAACCTATCGCTGCTTTATCTGCTGTCATGATGGAAGATTCTGTGAATTGAACATCAAGACTTACGGCTGGAACAAGAAGATAACTTCCTTCATCAGCTTGTTGTCCCGTAATTCCACCTGCTGCCAAATCTGATGGATGAATTGCATTGTATTGTCCATCTGGAGCATAATTTACGGACAAATTTGTCAAAACACACAAATCCATTTTGAAATGCCCCAAAGGTTCAAAATTTTCTCCACTATGTCTGACTCTTACGAAACTAATCGCAAATTTATCGGGAACAGTTAAAAATCTATCGGGAGAAGTTCTAGTTTGCTCTAGTCCTTGTTGGGCAAAACTTCCTGCGGCTTTACCTCCTGTTGCTGCTCCAGCATATCTTGGAAGAGAATAAACTTTTAGTGCTTTGATAATTGCACCAATTGTTTTAGCTTCGTTTGGACTCTTTGCTAGAAGTTTCCAGTTAAATGAAAATGTCCTAAATCCAATTCCTTCAAAAATTTGTTCCTGATATGGATTGAAGATTTTGCCAGATGCCATTGCCATCAATGTACTACCATCTAGGGTAATTGATTCCATTCCGAGAATGGTATTCAATGATGTGGCAGTTGATGCCATACTTTTGTAGATTACTTCAGATGTTGCATTTCCAGCAAATGATTGTAGAGATTTAGCAATATCTCCAGCATTATTACCACCAAGGGCATTTGCAACTGCTGCTCCCATTGCCCCAAGATTTTTTTGATTATACTGTGGAGCGTAAGTTACACTTAAATTTTGAGGAATTGGTAAAAAGATGCAAGCGTTTCTTTCGATTCTGGAGCCAGCAGTATCTTTATTACTTGGGATAGTGTTAAAACGACCAGCACCTTGCTGGGTGTAGTCAACTCCGATTGGCTGAATTTTGATGTAATCTACGTATTCTGTTTCGAAATATTGTTCTTTGTTCCCTGTGGTGCCACCAACTTGAAAAACCATTCTCGGGAATACCAGCGCCTGCTTTCCAGTATTTTGTGAAAACAAATCAACTTTGCCAGTTTCACCCGTTGGGGTATCGTATTGTGGAGTAGATGATGCAGCCATTAGGCACCTAAATACAATATGAGTCGTTATTGTTATTTATGAGATATCAAGGACGTTTTACTCCTTCATTCCCTCATAAGTATAAGGGCGATAGTAAAAACATCATCTATCGCTCTTCCTGGGAACTTAAATTTATGAAATGGTGTGATATTACCCCATCTATTACAGAATGGGGAAGTGAAGAAATTGTGATTCCTTACATATCACCAGTGGACGGAAAAAAACATCGGTATTTTCCTGATTTTTATGTCAGGATTCTTGATAAACGTTATTTAGTTGAGGTGAAACCGTTTAAACAAACGATGGAACCAAAAACCCAAAAGCGAATTACAAAAAGATATGTTACTGAAGTTGTGACATGGAGTGTCAATCAAGCAAAGTGGGCAGCTGCCCGTAATTTTTGTGAGGACCAAGGGTGGGAGTTTAAACTAATCACGGAAAAGGAACTTAAAGTATAATGCCTATCTCTCTCAGTTATCTTGACGGACAAAATAGCGTTCAGGGATTCCTAGCTAGAATGAAGGGTGCTGGTCACCCTGCCGCTAGTAATCTTTATGCGATTGAGTTTGGAGACGTACCTGCTCTAAGTGGTAGTAATCCAAATGGCATAACACCAGATAGTCCATTTTCAGATTTGCGTCCAGATAAATTTGATAATGCTATGCTTCTCAGTTACTATGCAAATGAAGTAACTGTTCCTAGTAGACAAACCACTACATCAAATGCACAAATGGTTGGTAGTGGTATTAATTATGCAACTGGTACGGCATTTAGTGGATTTCAAATCCAATTTATAATGCCGAGAACGATGGTGTTCCAGTCAATTTTTGAAAGATGGCAGCAATTGATTTCAAATGATGCTGACCAATATACTAGATTTATGAGCAATTACTGCTGCAAAACTCTGAAAATTTTTAAAATGGACCG